TTTCCTTTAAAGGCTGGGTTTGGAATCAAGGCTGAGGTTGGTGATATTTTAATTATGAGTAGAGATGGAGACTATATATCTTCGCATGGAGATCTTATTTACAAGGTGACTGGTAATGTTGCTAGTTTAATCGGAGGTAATGTTAGCAATACTGTTAGAGTTTTTGATATGAAAACAAATGGTGGTTATATAGACGATTCAGTTGATACAAAGGATTATAAACTACTTGTTAAAAAAACTGGAAATGCATACTATAAAGGACAGAAGTTACAATTTAAATCGCGTGACGGTATTTTGTTAATCTTAAAAGAAGCAAAGTTAACAAGTGCGGAGACAGTTGAAAATAAAAAACGAGTAAAAAATTTTTTTAAAGCAAAAGGACTAAATAAAAACTTAACGGCAGGCATTATGGGAAATATAGACCAAGAAACGGGCGGAAGCTTTAACCCAAATATTGTTAATCAAAAGGACACAAATGGTCTTAGGGATTACGGTCTTCTCCAATTTAACGAAGGATCGTATGACCTAAGTAAGGTAGGTAGCACTGTTGAGAGTCAATTAGAGTATTTATTAACGACTCCTAATTTTGATACTTTTATTAAGTATGCATCAAGTGATTCGGATACAAGTGCCTATAAGGCAGCATATAACTTTGCGCGTTATTTTGAGGTGTGTTACGGATGTAACCAAGGATTTGATAAATATAAAAGTGAATCTACTTTTCATCAAGCAAATAGAAGCGAAAAAGCCAAAAGTTATTATGACAATTTTAATGATCCTAATAGCGATTTGTATTGGTGAACAAATATATTTTAAGTATATTTGAGGTTGTTAATAAAAAATGTTATATTCGCTTTTTAATTTAATACAATGATTATAGGCAACATAGTTTCAGAAAGTAAAATAATTGCGCCGACTGAATTAAACATTGTTGAGTCTATTGATGAAATAGATAACAATTTCCCAACATTAATTGTTGGATGGGATTTTGTTGAAAAAAAATATCCTGACTATGACATAACTAATAGAAAAATATCTAATAGATTATTCTGGACATTTAAAAGATCGGAAAAAAGAGACTCACATGAAGAGGATTTATTCTTTTTTATTAATTATTGCTATCAAGAGTTAATATCAAAAATTGAATATATTTTTGTAGACCCAATTCATTTTTCACAAAAAATGATAAAAAAATGTATTCGAAAATTTTATTCATTTAATAAAATTTATACATTTGAGGATAATGATATGTATTATGTTTATTCTAATAATATAATATTAGGCATTGATTTATTTTTATTAAAATATATGAAATTAAATCATATTAAAGTTTTAGAAAAAATTAAAAAAAAGAGTATCATTATTCTTTCTGGCGATGAAATAAAAAAAGAATATAAGAAACATCTTGATAGGATCAATGATAGTTTACGATATCTTCCATTCCTATATTCTCTTAATCAAGAATAATTAATTAAATATATAGGTTTAGTGAAGCCTCTTACGTTAAGTAATGTAACTAAACATAGATAAAGGATTCCCACAGGAATCCTTTTTTTTATGTTATTATCTGGACTTTTTATACATCTAAGATATTTATTTATAGTTGTAAAACAATTTAAATGGAAAAAGAAAAAAAATTAGATGTCGTCCTTAATAAGTTTATCGACGAAACCAATCAAGAGACTGAGGAAACTTGTACTTCTGAAGAATGCAAAATAAAAACAGATAAAAGTTTACTTGAGCGCATAAATAAAAAAATAATCGTAGAAGACGGAAGACAATTGTTATTTTAAATCCATGAAAAAACTAAACAAGCAATTGCTCGCAGAAGAATTAAAGAAATTTAGGATGATTTCTGAATATAGCTTCTATACAGGTGAGCCTAATAATATTGACGAAGACGATGAAGATGAATCGGGCGATAATTCAGATATTGACTCTGCAACGCAAGAGGTTGGTGCTGAATTAGGAGTTGATGATTCAAAAACATCTAACGGAGGTGAAACACCACAGGACTCACCTGAGGCACCACTTGACGCAACAAACGCCGATTCTCAGGCAAATACTCCCGTGCCATCCGATGCTTCTGCTGCACCAGCGCCCACTGAAGCGCCTGCAAGTGATGAAGTTGATATTGACGTAACGTCCCTGGTTCAAGGAAGTGAAGAAGCTAAAGAAGCAGCAGAATCAGCAGACCATAAAACAAGTGAGCTGCTGAGTAAATTTGGCGAATTAGAACACAGAGTTAGCTCAATGTCTGAATTAAGTGATAAGATCGATGCTTTAGAGAAAGAAGTTATAAAGAGAAATCCAACGCCAGTTGAAAAATTAGAAATGAGATCGTTATCTTCTTATCCATATAATATAAAACTAACAGATTTTTGGAGTGAAAAAGAGGGTCAATATGACGTTATTAACGATAAACCAGAGGAATACATTTTAACTCAAGATGATGTTGATAACGATTACATTGAAACAAACATTGGTAAATCGTTTGATGCAGATTCAGATGAATATGAGGAAGAGGATATATAATAAAAACGGAGACTTGTATTTTAATCTGGAGGAAGTAAAAAATAAATACTACTCCATTGAAAATGAACTTCTTGATATTTATGCCCAAGGCGCTACAATTGAAGAAGCCGAACTAGATATGTTAGACCAATTCTATTTCACTTATAAACGCCTCAATGAAGTAGAAGACAATAAACTAAGCCGTCATCTTTTGAATGCTAAAAAGTACATTAATCTAATAGTAGACACAATAAACTAAATAAGTTAAACCAAAACTAAATGTCAGAAATCTCCCAAACAGTATTATTTTATTTAATAACATTTGCATTTACTGCAGCCTCAGTATTGTATACAGAAAAACAATTCGATGATGAAAAAGCAGGTTGGGCTCACGCCAGGAGTAGGTGGCATGGATACGGCGCTTTCCAAAGAAGTACACCATTTCTGATCGCCTTGATGATTGGGAAGCAAGAGTGGTATGATGTGCTACTTGCTGCCGCTATTTGCATTCCAGGGTTTGAAATAGGTGTCAACAAAGTTGCTTTGCATGTATCCACTTTTTATAATGGAACAACATCAACCCTTGATAAGAATTTCGGGAAATATAAATGGTATTGTATGGGAGCATTGTTATTCATTTCGCTCATTATAAAATTTACCTCTATAAAGTATCCTATATCTGATTTTTTCGTTTGGCTGGGACATTTAATTTATTCAAACTAAGAAATTTTTTTCTTTTAAAAGTTGTGTTTTGGATATAATCTTAGTAGGTTTGTTTTACCTATGAGAAATAAAAATTCCCACACAAAATGTATAAAAAGAATTGATTTTTAAATTTTCTTTATTATATTAATATAAACATTTTACAAAGGCAACATAACACATAGTGTATAGTTAAAAATTATAATTAAAAACAAACATGGAAACAACAAAAAAAGACGTTGTGGCTGAAATGCTAGCCCAATATGAAAAAAACAGCAAAAATTCTTACACAAAAAAAGAAAATGCCGTCGCCTACGACGAGAAACATTACTTTGGAACATTCTTAGAAGCCAAAGAAAATGAAGCGCAAAAAACCATCAGAATTATCCCAACTGAAGACGGGTCAACCCCATTGGTTGAAATGATTGGTCATAAGATCCAGGTTGAGGGACAATGGAAAACATTCGCGTGTTTAAAGGCAGAAAAGGATACTGATTGTCCTTTTTGTGAAGCGCGCCAAGTGTTACTTGCAACAGGTAATGAAAGCGATAAAAAATTAGCTAATGGTTACGGACAAAAAAAGATGTATATTGTTAAGGTTATTGACCGTGATCACGAAGAAGATGGCCCTAAATTCTGGAGATTTAATCATGATTATCGTAAACAAGGTATTTTTGATAAAATCATTGGTGTAATGCGTGTGGCCAGAGACATCACAAGTGCTGAAAAAGGTCGTGATTTATCAGTCTCAATTGCTAGAGATCAAAACAAAAGGCCTTTCGTTCAGCAAATAGCTGCTTTTGATCCATCACCTCTAAGTGCTGATCCAGCACAAGCCCAAGAATGGATAAATGACCCAATGACATGGCAGGATGTTTATAGCATTAAGCCATATGATTATTTGGAAATTATTGTTAAGGGTGGTGTGCCTTATTGGGATAAGGAACAATCAAAATTTGTTGATAAAAAAGCAACAAAAGAAATTAAAAGTGATAATTTGGATGCAGAATTAAGCATTGGCGTTGCTAATGTTAAACCTAACATTCAAGCCGCTTCACAACCTATTTATACACCCACTATCAGCCAAGAAGAAATCGATGATCTTCCATTCTAAAACTGAACGTAATTAAAAATAACAATTAAAATCCCACCCCCAAAAAGTGGTGGGATTTTTTTACTCTAAAATAAAAATATAATGGCTTCTAAACCAAAAAAAATAATTGAAAAAAAAGACTTTGATCTAAATGCTTTCATGAAAACAGAAGGGATGAATAAAGAGCCAGAAGATAAAGAATTAACATGGATACCGCTGTCTAAAGCATGGCATGACGCCTTAAAATTACCAGGATTTCCTCGTGGATTTGTAAGTCTTGTAAGAGGATACAGCAATACGGGTAAATCAACAGCTTTTTATGAAGCAATAGCTGGCGCTCAAAAAGTTGGAGATCTTCCAGTTGTGTTTGAAACAGAAGGAAACTGGAATGCTGATCACGCAAAAAAGGTTGGCGTCAAGTTTTTAACAATTACAGACGAAAAAACAGGAGAAGTAAAAGAGGTACCTGACGGATTTATTCTAATTAGAAATCATGATTTATACGATAGGTATAAAAATTATGATCATAGTACGTCTAAATGGACAGCATCACCGACAAGAGGCGAGCCAGTTATTGAGGATGTTGCTTTATATATTAGTGACTTGATTAAAAAACAAGAAGAAGGTGTGTTACAAAGGGATCTGTGTTTCCTTTGGGATTCAATCGGAACACTTAATTGTTACAAGTCTGCTGTTTCAAATGCAAGCAATAATATGTGGAATGCAGGTGCTATGGGTGTTTTCCAGGGTATTGTCAATTTTAAAGTACCTAGCTCAAGGTCACTTACTTCTTCCTACACTAATACCTTTATTGCGGTTCAGAAAATTTGGCTTGATAGCATGAATGGAATGGTAATTAAGCATAAAGGTGGAGAGTTCTTTTTCTTTAACTCAAGAATAATTGTTCATATGGGTGGAATACTTACTCATGGAACAACAAAATTAAATGCAGAAGCATTAGGTCAGAAGTTTCAATATGGAACTCAGGTAAAAATAAGATGTGAAAAAAATCATGTTACTGGTATAGAAAGAAACGGAGAAATAGCATCAACACCACATGGATATGTTAATCCTGCTGAACTATCTGAATATAAGAAACAAAATAGGCAATTCATCCATGATGCGCTTAATGTAGCATACGATACCGAACTGAATTTCACTACTGAAGAAGGAACAATAGAAGGCGATATAACAAATCGGGAAGATATTTAATATTTTTAACCTAATAAAAGGAATAAGTTGAACAAAAGGCCACCACGTAATGGCGAAACAAGAATTAAAGCAGAAAACACACTCCTTGTAGATGGCAATAGTCTGTTTAAGACAGGGTTCTTCGGCGCCCGCGACGCTTACAATCATCATGGCGAAAATATAGGAGGTGTTTACCAATTTCTAACTGTTTTGAGAAAATTACTAACTGAGGATATATATCATCGGGTATATGTCTTCTGGGATGGTAAGTTCAGTGGTAAATTACGCTACGAACTCTACTCTCCTTACAAGAGCTCAAGAGGTAAGGATTACCTCAATGGTACACAGCCAGTTGACGAAGACGAAGTAAGACAGAAGGCCATGGTTAGGCAGTATATGGAGGAGTTATCCATACGCCAATTAATGCACCCAATTATTGAAGCTGATGACTTCATTGCTTATTGCTGCTTAATGCGAAAACCATACGAAAAAATTACCATTTGTTCCAATGATAGGGATATGTGTCAGCTAATTGAAGAGAATGTAAGAATTTATTTTTGTGATTTAAAGAATTATGTTGGAACAAGCAATTATTTTGAGTATTTTAGTCATCATAACAGCAATTCAGTGTTGATAAAAACTATCACAGGAGACAACAGTGATAGTATAAAGGGAATCAAAGGCGTTAAGGAACAAACTCTACTATCTCTCTTCCCTGAATTGAAAGAACATAGATTAACTATTGATGATATTTTAACCAAAGCTAAAGAATTACAAGATAATAGAATTAAAGAGAATAAAAAGCCACTACAAAAACTAACAAACATAATTGAATCGGTAACAGATGGCGTCCAGGGTAAAAAAATCTATGAGATAAACTCAAGATTGGTAGACTTAAAGCGACCACTTCTAACAGAAGATGGAATAGCCGAAATAAGCCTACTTATGGAAGGTGAAATGGGTATAGATGATAGAAGCCTTAAAAATGTAATGACTCTGATGAAAAAAGATGGATTAGAGCACATGATTGGAGCTAATAGATACCCTGAATTCCTGCTACCATTCAAAAAACTAACAGAAAGAGAAAAAACCTATGAACAAGAAAATTGAAGAACAGAAATTTGCTTTTGTGTTGTACATTAATAATCACATTATTTGTGAGAGGTACTTTCACATCAGAGACTACAATTCGGATGTAATATATTCGTCTGAATTGAAATATTTAATGGATAATATTGCTGGTGTTAATAATGGCGAGTATGGTGGTATGGGGATCATACCTAAACACTTAAAAAAATTATCCATTGACCATTTATGGAGTCAATACAATCCATACATTCCACAAGAATTTGTTGGAGTTAAAAATAATTTTGATAAAGAAGACATTTTTACCTTTGAAATAAAGGTGGACAAAGAACCAGTAGCTAAGAGCAGTTTTTCTGGTAATCTGTTTCCAACCAAAGTTAGATATCAAGTAGATATTAAAGAAATAATTCCCTCTATTATATCAGAAATAAGATATTTTTTTAGTCTTAAAAAGTATACGCATGAATATGCTGACTACCAATTGTAATATGATTTAATTCATTAAAAGACTAAAAAATATAAAATAAATGGCAAAAATAGACAAAGATAGCCTAGGCTATCTAGGGCATGACTTTCAACTAAGATTAATTTCACAATTAATAATAGACGAAAAATTTTCATCTTCAATAATGGATATTATTGATCCTAATTATTTTGAAGATGAGCACTTACGAATAATTTCTGCAACAATTAAAGACACTTATTCGTCTTACGAAATAACTCCAGATATGGGAAGTTTGGAGGCTAGGCTACTTGATAGAACATCAGATACTATTCAAAGAAAATTTCTTATTTCAAAATTGCAACAAATAAAAGAAGTTTCTCTAAACGATTCTTTATGGGTACAGGATACTGCGATGAAATTCTGTAAGCAGCAAGAATTAAAAAAATCAATCTCTATAATTTCAAAAATTATAGAAAAAGGAGAAATTAGTGACTATGATCAGTGTGAAGAAATAATCAAAAAAGCACTTGAGCATGGTGCACCTAAAGATGATGGAGTAAATGTAACTGATAATATAGATGAAGTATTATCAGATGATTACAGAAGCCCTATTCCTACTGGAATTAAAGGTTTAGACGAAGTTATGGATGGCGGATTAGGACCACGAGAATTGGGTGTTATTCTTATGGCTTACGGGGTGGGCAAAAGTTTAGCTAACTCAAATAGAATTTATACGCCTGATGGTTATAAGTTAATGAGTGACATTAAGGTCAATGATCTTGTAATAGGAACAAATGGTGAAGCCCATAATGTCTTAGGCGTTTATCCGCAAGGTTTAAAGGACATGTATAAAGTATTATTTAATGATGGAACAAGCACATTTTGTTGTAAAGAACATCTGTGGTCTGTCAATTCTATGTCACAACGAAATATACATACAACAATAAATGGTAAAACAGTAAAATTACCTAAAGATAACTCGTTTAGAGTGTTATCAACAGAAGAAATAAGCAAGAAACTACGTGTTGACGGTGGTAGACATTTAAATTATAGGATACCAGTTATAAAACCAGTTAATTTTAAACCTAAAGAGGTAGTTATTGATCCTTATGTATTAGGTGTTTTATTAGGTGATGGATGTATCACGAATGGTACTCAACCAAACTTTGTAACGAAGGATCAAGAAATTATAAGAGAAGTAGAAAAAAGAGTTAATAAATCTATTAAAGTAACTGAATTAAAACGAAATATAGAAAAAGAAGAGAACGGCGTTTTAGTTATGGTTGAACGTACCCTAACAAAAGTTTCAATCCATTCAATTAAAAATGAATTAATAGAACTTGAGCTAATGGGCTGCAATTCTGGAAACAAATTTATACCATCCGAATATTTATATAATTCAGTGGAAAATAGGATTGAATTATTACAGGGGTTAATGGATACTAACGGATATTGTAGTAAGGCAGGTAGGATTCAGTTTTCAACTGTATCTGAAAGATTAAGTAATGATGTTAGGGAATTGGTTTTGTCTCTTGGAGGTTTTTGTAAAATTAAAAATAAGATTCCAACGTATAAACACAATGGAATTAAAATAGAAGGGAAAAAATGTTATATTATAACAATGTCTTTTTCAGATGAAAGCATTCGCCCATTTAAATTAAACAGGAAGTTAGAAAGAGTTGTATACCGTAAAAAATATGCTTTTAATAAGTACATAAAAACAATTGAGTTTTCTCATAAAGAAGAGGCTACGTGTATAATGGTTGATAGCGATGATAGTTTATTTGCAACAGACGATTTCATTCTCACCCATAATACTACTCTAGCAACTAAGATTGCTAATACTGCCAAGAACCTTGGTAAAAACGTGGTTCAGATATTCTTTGAAGATAATGAGAAAGTAATTCAAAGGAAACATCTTGCTTGTTGGTCAGGTTATGAATTGAATAGTCTAAGCCTTCATAAGGATGAGTTAAAAGAAATAGTTGAAAGAAAGAAGAAAGAAAAAGGATTGCTTATCCTTAAAAAATTTCCAAGCGGATTTACTACGGTTCCAATAATTAAACAATACTTAAGGAGACTAATTGCAAAGGGTATAAGGCCTGACATGATTATAATTGATTATGTAGATTGTTTGATTCCGTCTAAAAAGGTAGATGATGTTAATGTTGGTGAGGGTATGATAATGAGAGAGATAGAAACACTTATTGACGAAATGCAAATAGCTGGTTGGGTTTGTACTCAAGGTAACCGAAGCTCTATAAAATCTAACATCGTTGAGGGAGACCAAATGGGTGGTTCTATAAAGAAAGGACAAATAGGACACTTTATTATCTCAGGTGCTAAGTCACTTGATCAAAAAGAAAATGGAACAGCAAATATGGCGATTATTAAATCTAGATTTGGCTCATCGGGAATGATTTTCGAAGATATAGTTTTTGATAATGCCAGGGTTCATATAGACATGAGCAGTAATAAGGGCCCCGTAAGTCACAGTCAATTTATTAGTAATACTGACGAGGCAAAACAACAGAGAGTTAACCTCCTGCTTGAAGCAACAAAAAGATTGAAAGAACAACAATTAGAAAACAATAATTAAATTAAAAAAAAATATTAATAGGAATGGATAATAGTTTAACTGAATATTTTAATGGTGATAAAATGGCCGCTGATTCTTGGGCTAGTAAATATCAGATGAAAGATGATAATAATATAGAAATGGAGTCAACGCCAGACAATATGCATTGGCGTCTTGCCAAAGAGTTTGGTGAAGTAGAGTATTCATACAGGCGAGAAGAAATAGAGGCAAAAAATATAGATCACTTGTCTTCTTTTGGAAGACGACTCATCGAGAGAAGAAAATCACAGAGCAAAAAGGACGTAGTTAATGAAATATATACATACTTCGAGAAGTTTAGAAAGATAGTTCCACAGGGCTCAATAATGAGTAACTTAGGTAATCCGTATGTATTTGGTAGCCTTAGCAATTGTTTTGTGATACCAGCACCGTATGATTCATATTCAGGATTGTTAAAAACAGACGAAGAGTTAACTCAATTAATGAAACGCAGAGGTGGCGTGGGTACAAGACTTGATTCGTTAAGGCCTACAAAAGCTAAGGTATCTAATGCAGCAAAGACTAGTACAGGTGTTCCTTCATTTATGGAAAGATATAGTAATACAAC